AATTCGGAATTTCGGTGCCGCCTGCGGCGGTTATTTAAATACGTCCCACGAAGTGGGACACCTTAATTCCGAATTAAGAATTCCGAATTCCGAATTAAAACTTGATTCCGGGGTTCTTCGCACGGAACGCGGCTTCAACGCCGGAAATAGCGGCGCTGCCGTTCCCGCCGGAAACCCCTGTTGTTGTCGGCGCTGAACCTCCCGCAAACTGCGGATACTTTTTCAGCACCTCGTCGATTGCCTTTTCAAGCGGCATGTCGTCGCTGACTTTAAGCGAAGCCAGCGCTACTACGTCGTCCGCCGCGTCGGGCTTTACGCCCTTTGACGTGGCGAGCAGCTTCGCTTCCAGAGCGGCGGCTTTCTTCTCGGCTGCGTCCGCGCGGTCGGACTGCGCCTTGATAGCTTCCGCGGACTTCTGCTCTGCGGATTTCTGGTCGTCCTGCCACTTGTGGAATGCCGCGAGATCCTCCTTGCTGGGAAGTCCCTTGCGCTCGCGTTCAAGGCGCGATTTTATGAGGTCGTTGACCTCGTCCTGCGTGAATGTTTTTGCCGCCCCCTGCGCGCCAGTTTTGCGCACAATACCGTCCGGGTTTACATCGCCGAGAATGTTTTGCGCAAAACTTTGCGTAGATACGTTAGGATCACCTCCGGCGGTCTGAGTGCCGCCCTGCTCCTGTGTGGTCTGGGTTGTCTGTTCGTCTGCCATTGTTGTTACCTCCGTTTAACGTCCGTATGACTATTTTCCGCGCGGCTTTTAATGTCGTCAGCGTGTTTCGGACAATAAAATAGCGCCGTGCTTATCGCATAGCGCTTGATTATTCGTTTGAGATTCTAGCTATTATTTCAAGCTCCCGTTCGCTGAGGTGCCAGCGTTCTGCTTTCTCGCGTTCTGCTTTCTCACGTTCTGCTCTGACTTGTTCCGATACAAGCCAGCCGCAGCCGAAAACAGCTTTTTTAGCCGCTCTCTGGGAATCCAGAGCCGAAACACGCACGCTTGCGGAGCGGGGAACAACGAACTCTATTCCGTACCTTGCATAGGGATAAATCGCCACCGTTGTCACCAGCTCCAAAGGATATGAGTATTTAGGAACGCGCTTTCTAAGCGCTGCGGTGTTTGCGGTATTCGCTTCATCGACCGCCTTGTAAAGCGTTGGAGAAGTCCGCGCCCTTATCTCGTGCGGTTCAAGGTTTGTAACGAACGACGTGCAGATAACCGCGCCGTTTTCGTATTCTATATCAACGCCTACCGGAAGTACTGTGCAAAAGTCACCATATCGGCAGCTTGTCAGAGTAGGAGCGAACAGGAAGAACTTTATATTTCGCTCAACGTAAAAGCGCACGATTTTTGAGAGTATGGAAAACGGCGGATTGTCCACAACAACACCGCCGCTGTAATCTTCCTTTTCATAGTCGCCGCCAGGGTAGAACGGACGCATAAACTTCGACTTGTCGAGTTTGTACTCGTTCGCCACCCAGTCCGCTATTGCCTCATACACAAGCGGCGGTGTATAGCAGTCGTCGGTCGTTTTCTTGGGCTTGAACTTCTCGATGAAGCCCTCATAATCTTCAAACTTTTCTTTGTTCTGGCTTGTTGCCATTTGTCCCTCCTTTGCAGGGCATAAAAACAGCGCCCCGTTGGAGCGCTTGGTTATTGGAATGGAAAAGCACCCTGTTTGGCGCAGGGTGCGAGAAAAATTAAGCTATTATACGGACAATTTCAGACGGAGAAATCAACTTTGTTTCGAAATCTCCGCCGGTATCGACATCAACGACATAATCGTCGCCAATACGGTCAACAACGGAACCTTTGCGCCCGTCTTTAAGCAAAACAGTATCATAGAGTTTAATCGTCATCTTTCTTCGTCACCTTCTTCTCTGTCACATACGCGCTTGTGAGCCGCGGTTCGGTCTTGCCGTTCTCAATTATCCAGCCGGTACAAACATTAGCCTGCTTGCCGTTGGCGCCGGTTATGCGCATTACATACTCATAAAGCTGACCGTGGTCGTTTGAGCCTTTCAGCTTTAATGCACTTTCATCAAGGTTTGCGGATATGTTATCAATAAGTTCCTGGTAGTTGTCCATTGTATATCCCAGAGCTTCGCGGAAAGCGCGGGCTTTGTCTGGTTGTTTCAATGGATCGAGCGCATATTTTGTGAACTTCTCTTTCGGAATTTCAGCGAAATACTGCAAACTTATTCTTATTGGCTGCCTTGCTTTTATTATACCACTTCCTGCGGATTTGTCAAGAGCCTTGCCGAGCTTTTTCTGCCATTCATCAAAAGAAAGCACTTTTGAGCCGGAACTCTCTTTCCATTCGCCCGGGTCAAAATATCTCCTGATGTAATCCGGAAGGTCTTCACGATGAGTGTAATAAGCTCCATAGGCTTCTGCCCAAGCTTCATTAGTAGATTTTAGAATACCAAGTCCCGTTTCTCTCTGCCACCTAGCAGCGTCTGCGCCGAATGCCGTCGGCAGTCCGTACTTGTTCTGATAAACGTGACCGCATTCGTGGAAGTCTGTCACAGCGCCATCTGTGTTAAAATGCCAGCCATGACCGTAACGCTGAACATATTTTTCGTTAACTTCCTGCTTTGTTTTGGTAAGGCTGTCGATTGATTTGAAACTGCGTGTATTTACAGCGACAATCGCTTCGCCAGACCCATCAATGCTTGGCGCATTGATATTTACAGCGCTCAGGTTGATTTCGTACGGCGCTACCGTTACAGCGTAAGCGTTATTCTGCGCTCTTCCTAACGGCGCTCCGGTAACCTTAGTGTATTTCTGCAAATCGGTAACCAAAACAGGAGCGGAATCATCGGGCAATGTGCTGATTGCCATGTTTAGGTTGTTTGCACGTTCGGTGGTGAATTTCGAATAGTCAGCATACTTCACACCAAGTTTCTGTGCGTACTCCTGCGCCTCCTGCACGGTCTTTGCAGGAGTGAAGCTGCTCACGGCTGATACCGCCTGCGGGGCGACCGTCGCCTGCGGTTTGTTCATCTCCGCAGCCATAGCCGCGCGGCGGGCGCTGTCGTTGTCTGGCTTCACGCTTCCGTAAGTCCTCACCCTATCCGACCGATATTTCAGCCCGTTGCTGTCGCAGTAGGATTTCAGCGCCTTGTTCTGCTCCGCCATCTTCCTGCGGACTTCCTTTGCGCCCTCGGTATCGCCTGCGGCTTCGAGCATATCCGCTTCCGTTTTGGACTTCCGCACCTTGCGCTCAAGCTCCCGCTGCTTGCAGACCTTGTTGTACAGCGCTTTATCTTCCTCGTCGTCATACTCGACCGAGGACTTCCGGAACAGCCCGTCGGAAACTCCCCTCGGACGATGCCCGCAGTTTATCCCGAACAGCCCGTCCGGCTCGCCGAAGCTCGTCTGCGACAGCGGGATCACCTTGTGCTTTCTGCCGTTGATGTCGGTTATCTCGGTAGTCCTGCCGGAGCGTGAAATCAGCTTGCCCTGCCAGGGGCGGCACTTCGGACGGCTTCCAGGGTGAGAGCTCACCTCGAACACGTCCTGCCCCAGGCTGTCCATAGTCGAGAACTGCGCTTCCAGAGCCGTATTCTTCACCGTCGCGCGGATATCCATGTTGACGTATGCCTCCGGCGACCATTCCCGCCCCGACTTGTCTACGAACGCCGGAATGCCTTTCTGCGCCATCTCGTGTATCGTCGTGCGGACCGCCTTTGTACGGCTCTCTGCGCCGGATACGACCGAAGCCGTGTTGCTGTTCAGAATATTCAGGACGTCCTGCTTGTTCGTTATCTCGGACTGCTCCCGGCGCTGTTCTGCGGTTTTGCGCAAAATACTGCCTTGGCTTGTACCCGCCAGTTCCGTGTTGCGCAAAACCTGCCACTTATCGGCGACCGTATTCACAGCGCGGACGAACGTGCTTTCAGCCTTGTACTTCATCACGGTGTTGACCTGGTTGTACACGTCCTTAGCCTGATTGCGGTAGTGCTTGACGGCGTTCGCGGCGCTCTCGGCGAACCGCTGGTCATGCCACATGTTCTGGATTCCGTCCTCGGCGAGCGTATCGTCTATCGCCTGCCGGACGGTATCCGCGACGTTCCCGGGAATGCCCTTTGTGCCTGCCGCGATTATCTTGTGCGCGTCCTGCCGGAGAAGCCCGTGCTTTGCAAGCTGCTTTAACTGCCATTTGCTGACCTCGTTGAGCTGGTGGTCGTCGTTCAGCGAAAGCTGCCGCGCTATCCGGACGAGCAGGCGTTCCTCAACGCTCATGTACGCGTCGGCGATGGGAGCGGCGAGGTTCAGGGCTTCAAGGGCGGTCATGATTCGTCACCGAAGAAATCCGCAATATTACCGCCGCCGGATTCCTGCGACATGCGCTCAAGCTCCTCCCGGGCGGTGGCTTCGTCGCACTTCTGGACTTCCATTATCGCCTTTATCTTGGATTTCAGCCCCGCCGAAACCAGCTTGATGTTGTTGTCTATCAGCGTGTTGTCGTCGATGATGATGTTGTCGTTCCAGCCGACCGTTACGCTGTACTCCCGCGCGGAAAGCTCCCCGGACATCACCCCGAGCTGAATCAGCGCGTGAACGACCGTTTCTATCGTTTCCGTGAGCAGGTTCTTGTTGTTCTTGACGGTGCGCGCCGTCTTGCTCTCCTGGGAGATTATCTCGGTCGCCGTTTTCATGCCCTGCTGGACGTCAAAGCTGAACGTTCCCGCCGACAGCCCGGTCTGCATGCACAGAATATTCAGATACGCGTTGATGGCGCTGACGTGCTGTTCTATGCGGAGTTCGGTCGTGTTGTCGGTGATTTTCAGGTTCTCGCCGTCCTCATGCCGGAGCGCTATGAACGCTTCGTCGTCCGCGTCAAAGTACCGGACTATCTCGCCGCTGTCAGGGTCAACCATGGTCTGAATGCAGTTGCTCGGCACGATTATGCGCTTCTTGCCGAGAACGAACTCCCGCTGGAAGCTGTCGAACACCGTATCAAGCGCCCGGAGCGTATCTATGCAGTTCGCGTAAACGGACATTCCGAGCGGCGTGTCGTAGTCCGAGTTATTGCTGACGAACGGTCGGAAATACGCGAAAACCGGCTTGCCGCCCTCATAGACGACCGGATTCTGCAAATCCGGGAACATCTCCGCAAGCGGGCATTCCTGCCCGAGCTCGCTGTCAGAAGCCGCCTTGAACAGCTTGAACTCCGACTTTCCAGGCTGCATGTACTCCAGCAGATGAAAGTAGTCCCTGCCTTTTGTGTAAGTCCCCGAAAGTATTCCGGACTGCACGCCGGAGCCGTCCCAGCTCACCGGAACGAAGCGGTCGGCGGTGATGTAGTCTATCCTCGGCTTCCCGCCGGAGAGGTAGCATTTCAGCACCCCGCCGCCCATGGCGTAAGCCTTGCTGAGGAGCTCCGGGAGCTGTTTCCAGAAGCCGTTCGCGTTCAGCGCGCTGTTTATGTATTCCTGATATTCTGGGCGGTCGAGCGTAATCTCGCACTGCTCCGAAAAGGTCAGCGCCGCGAGGTTATCGCACAGCACCTTAGCCATATTCAGCCGCAGGAGCTGCCGCTTTCCCCGCGAGAAAAGCCCGCCCTTTGCGGTCTGCCGCCACTCCGGGTCGTCGCGGTATATGCGCCGCCACTTGTCTATGCAGGCGCTGTAGTATTCCGAGCCGCTGAACTCCTGCCCGAATGCGGCGGCGATTTCATTTGCGTTCATGTATTCCTCCAAATTCTATGAGCCGGTTCGCGTGCGGTTCGAGGGCGTATTCCAGCGCGTCAAGACTGTCAATGTTAGTCGAGCCGTCGTCAAGGCGCCTGTCCCTGGTCGGCGATTTGCTGTCCCAGACAGCCTCTGAGAGCGCCGCTATGGTGTGTTTGCACCTCCGCAGGATAAAGAACCTGCCCTGCGACATGAGCATGTCACAGAGCCGTATACGGTCGATTATCTCGCCCTTGCGCGCGTTGCGGACTTCCACCGGGATATGCCGCGCGAATACCTCGATGCGTATGCCCTTAATGAGCGTAGTTTCCGCGCTGTCGCACCAGATGGACGTCGCCCTGACCTGCGCCTGCGAGCGCTGAACGAATCCGCAGACGTCGTCCGTGAGCGTTCCGGGGTCGATTACTTCCTTGCGGTAGTACTCGTCCAGAATCACGATACTGCGGTACCCGCGGGTTATTCCCACAAGACACCCCGCGTGCGCCGAGCCGTTCCCGCCGAAGTCAAGCCCCATCGTTCCGATGAAGATATCCTGCGGGACATCGTCGAGAATGAAGCGCTCCGGCTCGTCCGCGAACTGGCGGTAGATAACGCCGTCAGCGGACTTCCATTCCCCGAGTATGTACCGCTTGAAGAACACGCCGGTGTACATACCCCGGTAGCGCCCTTTGACGGCTTCCGAGAGCGACAGGTTGTCGTCCATCGTGAAATGGAGATACAGCAGGCGCTTGTCCGCGCGCTTGTCTATCCAGCCGGTCTTGAACCAGTGCGCAGGGCTTCCGGGATTGCAGTTGAACCAGAATTTTGAGCCGTCCACCGAGCAGCGCCCGGTCGCCTGGTTGACGAAGCTCTCCGGCATGAGCGCCACCTCGTCGAAGAACACCCCCGCGAGCGTTATGCCCTGAATGAGATCCTGGGAGCGCTCGTCCTTGCCGCCGAACACGTAGAAGTAATTTTCTGTGCTGCCTCTGCGAACAATGACAAGGTTCTCGGTGCGCTGCTCCGACACCGAATACCCGCGCGAACGGAGCATGAGTTTCAGCCAGAACAGGACGTTGCGCCGGAACGAGCCGATAGTCTTGCCGCACATCGCGAAGTTGCAGGATTCGAACTCCGACATAGCCCAGATAACGAAACCGAGCGACATCGCGACGGACTTCCCCGAACGGATAGCGCCGTCGGCGATAATGCCGTTGTAGTCCCGCACCGGGGACGAGCGGCACCACCAGTTCAGGACTTTCCGCTGCTTCTTCGAGAACGGCTTGAACCTGAACACCGCTTTAATCTTCATCGTTACAGTCCTCCGCAGCAGAGCCGTCCAGCGCCGCAAGGTAGCCGTCGTCCGTTGACTGCTCATCCTCGCCGGAGAGCTTCTTCTCCTGCAATGCTGCCTGCTTCTTCTGGAGCTTCACGCGCTCCCCGGAGCTGCCCTCGCCGATAAGGTCGACTATCGCATTGAACGCCTTGGTGTCCCCGAGCGCCGCCTGCCGTACCATCGCCGCGACTACCGCCGCGCCGTAGGTCGGGTCTGCTCCGAAGCCCATGTCTACAGTCATGTTGTATATGTCGTCGTTCACGATTCCGCTTGAGAGCAGGTCGTTCATCAGGGATTTCAGCGCCTTTTTGCGGCGGCGGGTCTCGCCGGATTTCTTGCCGCCCTTTCTGCCGTTTTCTCTTGCTTCGCTCTCGCTTCGAAACGGTACTAAATTCTTATCATTCAAACATCACCACCTGCTTGCATAGAAACAGCGCCCGGGCGATTGCTTCGGGCGCTTTTCAGTATTTCATGATACTAGTATAGCACATTTTCAGCTATCATTCCATATCATCTTTACGTGCTGGAGCGCCCGCCCGTGCAGGCGGCATATCTGCGGATAGCTGTAATTCATGCGGGCGGCGGTTTCGTCGAGGGTCAGCAGGTTGATGTACTTGTACTCCAGCAGCGTGCGCAGGCGCACCTCCGGGACGGTCGCTATCGCCGCGCGTATCTCCCGCTGGAGGTCTATGCTGCGGTCGATGTCCTCGTTTATCTCGCGCTCCAGGTCGACTATCCGGGCGGTTATCTCGCCGATACGGTCGCGGGGCGTTGGACTGTGTGTACCGTCCGAGCTTCCGGAGCTTACCGTCTGGGCTTTCCGGCGAAGCTCCCCAACCTGCTCCAGCTTAGCGTTTATGCTGTCGTTCAGGTCCTTGTACTGCGAGAGGTATTCTTTTGCGGTCATTAGCGTCCCTCCAGAAACATGGTGTCCCTGACTTTCCCGCACTTTTGGCAGACCAGATAAACGCGTTCGCCGTTCAGCCCCGAAAAACTCTGGATTTTCCTGCACCACTGGTAATCGTGCCTGCAAAAAAGCCGCTTTATCATTAGTTTCATTTCTCCACCTCTACCTCGTCCAGCGCGGCGATTATCACGCTGGGCGTATTTACGTCCATCAGCTCAAGCGAATACGTCCAGCCGCCTTTTGCGTACCGCGTGATAACTCCGGATATCCTGCACCTGGAGGTTATCCCCATGTGCGTGTGCAGGACTACCGCGCCCTGTTCCGCCGCTTTCGTGACTTCTTCGAGCTTCATAACAGCACCTCGATTCTTACAAAAATCCCGGGCATCTGCGCCCAGAACTTTTCGCACAGCTCCGAAGCGACAAGTGCGTCGTCCTTCCAGAATCCGACCGCAGTCATGCAGTCCTTGAGGAGCTTCTGCAAATTATCCGTGTCCGGCTTTGTCGTTCTGTACTCGCCGTCAGCGTGACCCTCTACTGGGAAGCACCACCGTGTTATCAGCCGAACTCCGCAGGTATACGGCTTCTCCGGCTTATGCTGTGCCAGGTGCGCCGTGAGCTTCGCGCGGGCTTCTTTAAGCTCCGGAGGGTCGTAAAAGCGCGGTCTGCCGTTCCGGACTGTGACCTTGTGCTCCTGCGCCGTCACCGTCGGCGGTATCATCGGCAGGAAGAACTGCAATGAGGAATCCTCCAAGGGACACGCATAGGATTTATCGCAGCTAGGCATTGTGCAGCCCTCGCGGTCTGAATCATATGCGCCGCAGTTGTAACATTCATTTGCCATATTATTACATTCTCCTTTCTGAGAAAAAAATTTGCTTTGTCAGGACAGGGGAAGGAGTCGTCGTGCGTAAGCTGTCGCACGACTACTTTCCCCCTGACCGGAGGGAAAGGGAAAAACCTATATACGTAGTATATAGATTTTCCTTCCCTCGGAAAAACTCGGTTTTTGCCGACTTTTTCCCTCTAAAATGACGTCGGGAAAATCTCGACATTTTCCCTCGCACGGAAAGGGAAATTCTCCGGCTTTTTCCCTTTGAGGGAAAGGAAATCATTTCGACTTTTTCCCTGCCTTGCCGTCCTCTACATAGAAGCCGCCGTGTTCTTTCAGACGTGTGCGGACTGTCTTTTCAGTCACACCCATGTACTCCGCAAGCTCGGATATTCCGACTTCCTTGCCGTCCATACAGCAGAAGTTGAACGCGCTTTCAATAGACTCCTTACGCTCGTCCTTGCGCTCCTTGTCGGACTTTTTCTTGCTGAAATTCCGCTGCCAGGGCTGCGCCGGGGCGTCAAGCTGAATATCTTTCAGCACCCCCGACATGTCTATCCTATGTATCGGATAATCGAACCACACATTCACCGGCGTGAACTTCGGGAACTCTCGCAGAGTACCCTCGATACGCCACGCGGAACGGCTTTCAGCCAGCTTCTCCGCCGCCGATATACTTTCCTCCGCCTGCCGCAGGGAATCCCCCGCAAGCGCGTTTCTGACGTGCTCCCGCATTGCCTTGGCCGTAACCATGTCGTCCTGTGAAATGCCGCCCGCCTTGCCGCTGCGGACGAGCAGGTCATAGCAGATATTGCACACCGCCTTGTTCTGCTCCTCCTTAATGAGCGCCTCCGGGAGCCCCAGCTCGATGAGGTCGAGGAGCGCGTCCGGGTCGCGGGCGAACACGCCGGAGCCGGAGGCTCTGTCCATGCTGCGCTTGGCTCCCTGCGCTCCCTTTGAGTGATGGTGGCAGTATATCACCGCGCAGCCAAGCTCCGTGCAGACCTTGTCGAACTGGTTGCAGAAGTGCGCCATCTGGTCGGCGGAATTCTCGTCGCCGGTGATGACTTTATAGATAGGGTCTATGATTATCGCGAGGTAATCTCGCTTTGCGGCGCGGCGTATCAGCTTCGGCGCGAGCTTGTCCATAGGCACGGACTTGCCGCGCAGGTTCCAGATGTCGATATTCCGGAGGTTCTCCGGCTTCCAGCCGAGCGCGTTGTAGATGTCAGCAAATCTGTGCTCGCAGGAAGCCTTGTCCAGCTCCAGATTGACGTACAGCACCCTGCCCTGGGCGACTTTCCAGCCGAGCCACTCCCGCCCCTCCGCGATAGCCGCGCACAGCTCTATCAGCGCGAACGACTTGCCCGCCTTCGAGGGTCCCGCGATGAGCATTTTGTGCCCCTGCCGGAGAACTCCCCCGATAAGCGGCGGCGCAAGCTCCGGCATGTCGTTCCAGAAATCCGCCGCGTTCTCGAAGCCCGGGAGGTCGTCGTTCACGCCCTCTATCCATTCCCGCCACTCGTTCCAGCTCGCCTTGCCGATGTTCGTATCGACGATGTACTGCCGGTTCTCGCCGCGCTGTACGCCCGGGATCCTCGACAGCCGCGAGGGATTGCGGTTCTGCGTGTCGGGCTGTAAGCCGTTCTTCTGGCATATCTGGTAGAGGAAATCCACCCGGCGGCGGTACTCCTCGTAGTTCTCCGCGTCGATTCGGACGATAGCGTGCAGGCTCTTTTTGCCGCTGTAGACCAGCGCCGCGACCGGGAGCTCCAGCTCGCGGATAATAGCGTTCTGCTGTTCGATATCGACGTTGTCGCTCTCCACCAGGGCGTAGCGGAACTCCGTTACGTTCTCGTTCTTGATACCCCTGCCGTCCAGCGGGTTGAAGCGTATCCACGCCCCCGCGCGCGGGTTGTAGTCCCCGAGGACAGCGCCGATATCGCCGCCGCATTTCGACAGGTGCGCGATGAGCTGACCCGCCGTGCGGTCGTAGGCGCCCTTGTTCGCGGGAATGAACCTGCCGTCCTTTTCGTAGCTCTGCATGACGTAGCCGACCTTGTCCTCCGGCTCGAACAGCGCTTCCAGGTAGCGGATTATTTCCCGCGCGGGATTCCAGTCGGCGGGCGGGTTTATCTCGCGCCCCTCCACCCAGTTCCTGTTGACCACGACGTGCTCCTCCGGGGCTTCGTATGATATCTCGTCGTCCCAGTCCAGGGCGCGGCTTTCCGCGGCGGGCATTCCGCGCTCCTTTGCGAGCTGGACTATCGTCGCCCCGGTGACGGGGTTCGGATTCCCGCCGAAGCTCTCCCACTTCTTCGCGCACTCGCCGGAATGATAGCGGCTGTCGCTGCGGCTCCAGTCGTCCCACACGGAGCAGGGCAATCCCTCCTGCTTCAGCGCCATGCCGACGTTCACCCAGGTCTGATAGTCCAGGTCGGCGGGTCGTATGTATTTCAGGCATTCTGTAAGTTCCACTTAATTCACCTCCGGCGTGTATTCTGCGGGAATTACGCTGTGCGGTACGCGCCAGCCGTTTGCGGCGATTCTCGTTATCATATTGCTCGCCTGCTGGAACGTCCATTCCCCGACGTGCAGGAAGCCTTTGTTCTCCAGCAGGCGTATCTGCTTCGGGGTGGAAAGTCCGTCCATGCGGCGCTTGTTCAGGCGGTCGAGGAGCATTGCCGCCTTGCCCGCGTTCTCTATCTCGTTCGGGTAAATGCCGTACTTCTCCAGCGCGTCGAGCTGCTTCTGCGACGGCGGGGACATCTCCCAGCCGAACGACGGAACGTAGCCGGACAGGTCCTGCGCCTGTATCGACATCTCGAACTGGAGCGGGTCAACTAACGCGCGCTTGCGCTTACGCATTTCGCCCAGCTGCTTCGCGAGAGCCTCCTCTCGCTGGGCTACTACGTCGGTTTCCGCTCTTTCTTCGGCTTCGGTGATGTCCAGCGGACAGCCCGCCGCCGCGAGGTTCTCCGTCATTTTCTGCGCCACCTCGCCGCTCTCGCAGATGAGGTGCGCGGGTCTGCACAGCTCGTGCCGCTGAGTATGCCAGAGGAAGTCCAGCAGGAGCAGGTCTTTCTTGCCGGGGCTGAGCCGCGTTCCTCTGCCCACCATCTGGCAGTAAAGTCCGCGCACCTTTGTCGGGCGGAGGACTATCACGCAGTCCACGGAGGGGCAGTCCCAGCCCTCGGTGAGGAGCATTGAATTACAGAGCACGTTGTACTTTCCGGCTTCGAAATCCCGGAGTATCTCCGCGCGGTCGTCGGAATTTCCGTTGACCTCCGCCGCCCGGAATCCGCGCTGATTGAGGATATCCCGGAACTTCTGGGAAGTCTTGACCAGCGGCAGGAACACCACGGTCCTGCGGTCGGCGCAGTTGCGGAGCATTTCGTCGGCTATCTGATAGAGATACGGCTCGAGGGCGGTGTCGAGGTCTGCGGCGCGGAAGTCCCCAGCCTGGACGGAAACCCCGGTGAGGTCGAGGTTCAGCGGGATAGTCAGCGCCTTTATCGGGCAGAGGTAGCCCTCCCGGATAGCGCGGGGAAGGGTGTACTCATACGCCAGGGAATCGAACACCTGACCGAGATTCTTCATGTCGCCGCGGTCGGGGGTCGCAGTCACGCCGAGGACTTTCGCGCCGCTGAAGTGCTGTAATATCCGCTGATAGCTGTCGGAGACGGCGTGATGAGCCTCGTCTATTATGATAGTGTCGAAGTAATCCGGCAGGAACCGCGCGAGGCGGCTCTCCCGCATGAGGGTCTGCACGCTCCCGACGGTTATCCGCCAGAACGAGCCGAGGGAGGTCTCCTCGGCTTTCTCGACGGCGCAGTTGAGATTGCAGGCTTTATGTATCTTGTCCGCCGCCTGCTCCAGGAGCTCCCCGCGGTGCGCCAGAATGAGCACGCGCTCGCCGCGCTTCACGCAGTCCTCGGATATCTTCGCGAACACTATCGTCTTGCCGCAGCCGGTCGGGAGCACCAGCAGGGTGCGCTGTACGCCCTGCTCCCACTGACCCAGCACGGCGGCTTTAGCTTCGTTCTGGTAGGGTCGGAGCGCTATCGGCGCGGGTCTGGCCACAGGTTCGGCGGGGGCGGGCTCAAGTAAAGTGAGCTGATTTTCCATGCGCTATCACCACTTTCCGGGGGTGAATACGCCTGTGGGCTGATTAGCGGGGGCGGTCTGCGGAGCCTGCTGATACTGCGTCGGCTGTGCGTACTGCTGAGGCGCGGGCTGATACTGCGGCTGTGCCTGCGGTGCGCTCTGGGGCGCGGTCTGCGGGGCGTTCTGCGCGGGTGCAGATGAATTTTCAAACGGATCATAGAACTTCTTTATGTCGTTCGACTGCATATCCTCGCCGTTCTTGCCCTTCCAGCTGCGGACGGTTATCTTGCAGCGGCCGTGCGCGCCGGGGACGGCGTTCCAGTTCATGCGGAGCGGTTCGCCCCTGCGCTTCAGTCCGATTCCGGTGAAGAACGCGGAGAGCAGTCCCTCGCAGCGGGTGTGCAGGAAAAGTCTGTGCCTGAGGTTCGCGGTGCTTCCGTCCGGCAGCGTTACCGCGAGGGTAACTATCGCCATGTTGCAGGGCGGGAGCTTCTCCGAACCGTCGTAACGTCCGCGCTCGAAGCCGGTCACGGTGAAGTCGTAGTCGCCCTCCGGGATTATCGTGAAGTCGCTCTCGCGGGATATTTCATCGTCCCAGCCTAATTCTCTTTCGATGATTTCTGACATTGTGTGGTGTCCTCCTATGAATTTTATCGGGAGATTTTCTTTCCTCCCTGACCGAGTTTAGCATGTAAAATACTGCATTTTACTGCAAAATCAGAACGGGTATTTCTGTTCGTTGATGAAATCAACGATCTGCTTCCACGCGCCGACCAGAACGCCGCTGACGAAGTCCTCGGGGTAGGCGCTTATCGGCATATCCTCCGGGAAGTAGCCCTTCATCGCGACCGCCGAGCGTATCTGCTGTTCTGTAATTCCGGACGCTGCCATAAGGTCGGCAAGGCTCTGCGGAATACCCGGCTGAATGTCCGTCGCGGAAGTACTCGTAGCAGGCGCGGGCGGAGTTTCAAGGGGCTGAACAGGCGCGTAGATCTGCGCTATCTGCGCGTACTCCATCGGAATTTCCTCCGGGAGCCCGTAGCGGTTCTTGGCGTCCCAGCAGGGGTGGTGCTGGGTGTACATCACGCGGCGGTTTCCCTGCGCCTTGTGCTTCTTGCCGTCCTTGTCCGTCTGGACTACGACGGTCTTGTAGTTGCAGAACAGCACGATGTCCGCCCATTCCTTTATCAGCGGGGATATCTTGTTCGTGGTCTTGCTGCCGAGCTTCATTTCCCAGCGGTCGTAGCTTCCCATTTCGTCCGGCTGCTCGAACTTCCGGAGCGCCGCGTGCGCGGTCAGCGTGACATTTATCCCGGCGTTTATGACCTCCGTCAGCTTGTTCAGAAACTTCCCGAAGCTCTCCTTTTCGAACTCCCAGCCCTTGCCGTAGCCGAAATCCTCGATACCGGATTTGCCGTTCTTCGCGCAGAGGTCGGCTATACAGAGCTGCTCCGCCCAGTCCACGGTGTCAATAACGAGGGTCGCGCAGGGGCGCTTGTCCCGGACGAAATCCAGCTCCTGGAGGAGCATTTCCCAGCTTGACGGCGCGGGTAATCTCGCTACGTCGAGCTGCTTTGTAGAGCCCTCGGTGTCGATGAAAAGTGGGCTTGGGAACTGCGCCGCGAGGGTCGTCTTGCCGATTCCCTCCGCGCCGTAAATCACCGTTTTAACGGCGGTGTGTACTTTTCCGGTTGAAATGTTGAAATCCATCAGAATACTCCTTTACTCCAGGTTGCCCTCTGCGGGGCGGCGTACGTGCCTGCGCTGGTGATTGTCGGCGCGGCTGTAGCGGCTGTATTTGCAGGCTGTTCAGTCGGCTTCGCATAGCCGTCCTCGATGATGATACTGCACTCGCCGCCGGTGCTGACGCGGGTCGCTATCACCTGCAAGCCCTCCTGCTCCAGCCATGCCCCGAACTCCGCGAGGGTCGCGGCGTCCATCTGCTCCAGCTTGTCCATGAGGACGAAACCGCACTGCGGGTTCAGCCTGCGGACTATCGCCGCAGATACCCGGAGCTGCTCCGCGCCGCTCATGCAGTCCCACTTTGCGCCGTTGTAGGTGAGTTCGCCGTCCTGCACGGAAAGCCCCGGCAGCGGGAGGTCTGCGCCGTCCAGCAGGGCGGTTTTCTGCGCGCGGATATCCTCTATCTTCGCTGTCAGCTCGTTGTACTGCTCGCGGGTCTCCTGCGCCTCCGTGAGGGCGCGGGTACGCTCGCGCCTTGCCCGGACTTTCGCGTTGATAACGTCGATGTCGTGAATGCTCTGCTCGATCTCGGCGGTGCTTTCGTCCGTGAGGTCGGCGGCGGACTTGCGGGCGGTCTCGGCTGCCTGCTGTGCGCGGGCGAGGACTTCCGCGGCGCGGTCGTACTCCTGCCGGGCGCGGAGTAATTCCTGCTCGCATATATCGCGGTTCTGCCGCAGGCGCTGATTTTCGCCGTTCTTCGCGAGTATCTCCTGCTGACTGCGGAGCAGCTCGGAAATGCTGACCTCCTCGGCGGGGGCTTCGGGGTAGTCCGGGAGCTCGTCGGCGTACTTCTGCTTCTGGTCGGCGACCTGCCCGACAGCGCGGCGCTGATTATAGGCGTTCTGCTCCTGCTGTTCGAGGGCGGCGAGCTTGTCCCCCACGCCGATTATCCGGAGGAGGGTCTGCGCCTTTTCCTTGCTGGTCGCCTGCATGAATTTCGGCAGGTCGAGCGCGAGCTGCCCGATGAACTCGTTGAGGAGCTGCTGACCGCCCTTGCCGCCGTTCGGGTCGGTGATTTTCAGCGTTCCCCGGTCGCCCTTGCGCTCTACGATAAGCCCGTTCGAGAGGGTCACGCGCAGGTGCGGAGGAATTACCGAGCCGTCCCGCTGCGGCTGCGAGGGCTTGAACTTGTCGCCGCCCAGCGCCCAGGCTATTCCGTCCAGCACAGAGGTCTTGCCCTGGCCGTTGTTCCCGCCGATGACTGTCAGACCGCTCTCCGACGGGGTGAGCTGCACCGCTTTTATGCGCTTGATGTTTTCGAGTTCAAGGTTGGTTATTTTTATCATCTTGACAAATCTCTCTTTCTGTGGTACAATACCATTGTGATAAACTATTATTGTCTTTGCCGCTCCCGAGCGCTCGCTCTGGGGCGGGTTTTCTTTTTCTGCGGGAGCAGTCCTCTAAACGACCACACCATGATAATGCAAGTGATTGCAACTGCTATGTCCATGCCGTTCATGGAGTAGCTCCAGCCGTTCAGCGCGGAAGCTATCCATCTGAGGTGGAAGCCTACCAGCGCGGCGGTTGCGTATACTATGTACTTCTTCACGCCTGAACCTCCATAGCTTTCAGCTTCTTAAATCTGCGTTCCAGGTCGGCAATGTTAAGCCCCCAGGCTTCGTAGGCTATCTCGGTGTTCACGCGCTGAGCATTCCAGACCGGAGTGTTTCGCTCGGTCATTATCGCCAGAGCCTTGTTTTTCAGGCTCTTGATGGTCGCGGGCGCGAGCTTCCCGAAAAGTTCCCTGATGTCGCTGTTGGAAAGCTCGATTCGCTCGTAGTACAGCCGTATCGCGGTTTCCAGAGATGTTACCTGCGGTACGCGGACGTTTGCTGCTGTTGACGGCATTGTGTTCGCCTCCTTTCGTTATGCGGCGTGTGCCGCTCTCTGTGCTGCCCTCTGATCCAGCAGATACATGAGTGCCGCCGCGAATATTTCCGCCTCCTGCTCTATGACGGCGCTGCTCCATATGGAGTAATCCCCCCTGCTGCTCCGGACGTGCAAACAGTAGTGCCCGATCTCATGCGCCAGCGTAAAACGCTTTTCTGCGCGGCACAGCGTTTCCCGCAGAACTACGATGGCTTCTCCATCGTTTGCGCCTATCAAGATAATGCCTTTTTCACTGGGCTTGAGCATGTCAACGTACTTATTCAGCACTACCCCGCCTATTCCCAGACTTCGGGCAAGTCGGCACATATCCAGGCTGTCTCCCAGCTCCCGCGCGGCTATGTCCAGGATATCCGCAGCATACGCCACGATCTCCCAGCATGGCACCGTTGCACCGCACTCCGGGTCGGACTTTGTTGCGTGCCGCTCGAACGCGCGTAAATACTCGCCTGTGAGGGGTGAACTATGCGCCATGAGTAACACCGCCTTTCAGGTCCTTTGCCCTGTCTATCTGGTTGATAATCTCCAGCAGCTTGCAGATTGAGCCGCCCGCGCTCATGTACTCGCTAAGCATTGCCCCCAGCTTTAAGCCGTTTTCAAATGCCTGCTGTTCGCCACCTGTGAACGGCTTGACGCGAGCGGCGCGCCTGGCTCTCTCGCTCCTCTGTCCCAGTATGTACCCGGTGCGGTACAGCGTTCCCAGCGCTGCGACGGCGGTATAATCCGGGTCGAGGTTCGCGCCGTACTTGGTTATGTACTGGTCGTATATACCCCGCGCGTCTGTCATGTCGGCTATGCGTATGTTCTCATGGCACAGCGTCAGCAGCGCCGCCAGCTCTTCCGGGGTCGTCTTTATGGGTTCTCTCATGATGTTACCCCCTCAGGAACTTGCTGATAAAGTACGTCTGCCCCTTGCCGGTCACTTTTGTCGTGCGGTTTATCCTGACCGAGCCGTCCGGATTATTGACCGTGCTCTCCTTGACTTCGAACAGCCCCATCTCCATAGCGCGCTGTGTGGGCATATTGTGAGAATTGCCGCCCTTCATCAGATAGCCCTCCTGCCTTAACTGCTCGAACAGGCGTTTCTGTCCGGTCTGGACGCCGTTCTGCTTGAGTATCTTTGCAAGGTCGCCTATCAGTATTGAGTTGTGCGCCGTTTCGACTGCCTGGGCGAAAAGCACCATGGGCTTGTCCTGCTCGACCTTGGCCTCCAGCTCAACGCGCTTTGCCTTTTCTTCCTTGAGCTTTGTCGCAAGCTGTATCAGGAAGTCCGGAGAAGTCAGAGCCTGCTCCAGCGTGTCGTCCGTCATGTACGCGCCATTCCTGCGTATCGTCGGGAGCACCTCGTCGAATACCCAGTGCTCGAACTGCTCAGCCGCCGGGAGCTTGCTGTGCGTTATCAGGCGGTAGACGTTGCCCTCGTTGATGAACTTCGCCTGCTGTTCTCTGCCCATGCTGTCGATGAGGGGGTAAATCGCCACCCCATTCTCTTGGCAGTGCTGGACAATTGCTTTCTTGGTGTCTGAGTACCCAAGGGCTAAAGCGATATCCTTACCGCAGAACAGCACCGTGCCGTTCTCCTCGACCGTCCGTATCTCTCCGAACTGGTCGTTCTTGAAAATCTGTAAAGCGTTCATGTAGTTTCCTCCTTAAATCTTGATAGGTTCCAGTAGCTGATCTGCGGTGCAGTGCAGCGCCGCCGCAAGCTTCTTCAGCGTTACGATGTCGGGTTTTCTTGCTCCAGTTTCGTATTGTGTAATCGCACTTGCTGTTATTCCGACAGCCTTTGCTAGTTCTCGCTGGGTCATGTTCTGGTCCTTGCGGTACTTATAGATTGCAGTCATTTTTATCACCTCCGTTCTCACGTTGTGTTATCATTATAACTCACAAAACGTTATCTGTCAATAGGTGAAATAACATTTTGTTAACTTACACAAAATGTGACCTAAATTATTGACAAAGATAACAGATTGTGATATTATAATAGATGAAGACGCAGAACAGCGTAATTAACAGGAGAATGAATATGTTTAGCAATAGATTAAAAGAATTACGTCAGGAAAAAGGATTGATCCAAGAGCGCTTTGCACAAGAACTTAATGTTTCAAAAGGCGCTGTGGCTATGTGGGAAACCGGCAAACGTATACCGGATTCAGAGATGTTAAAAGCAATCGCAAAATTCTTTTCTGTTTCTGTTGACTATTTGCTAGGCGAATCCAAATTCCGCAACAACGAAGAACTAATCAAATATAACGAGGACAGAGCGAACTGGGGAATAAATGACCCTTACTTTGAGGCGGCATTCGATTTTGCAAAACTTCTTACTCCTATCAGAGAAGAACAGGGAGTTTCCCTGTCAGAGCTTGGAAGAGTAATCGGTGCTTCCAAAGAACAAATGCAGGACATTGAGGACGGAGTTCTGCCCATAACATACGAACAGGCGGAAAAGCTGTGCGAACATTTAAGGACAAACGTATCTCAAGTTCTATTTGATAATCAACTCTATGACGATGAGGTTCCGGAGGAATATCACGACAATGTGAAAGCCTGGGAACACAAGAAGAAAGAACTTGAAAAGGAGGCAGAAGCAAATGTTGATGATCTTCATGAGGAGATATTAAATCCAGATATTCTCATGATAGCGCGAGCAGGAGAAAAAATGACGCCTGAACAGGCAGAGAACTTACGGAAGTATGCGCAGTATATGTTCCCGGAGGCATTTAAGAATGATTGATGAAAGCAGACGAACCGATATTTATAACGTAGCTTTTTTGTTCATGATCGAAAATAATTTGGATACTATTCCAGTTTCCATAGAAAGAATCTGCCGGATACTGAAAATTGAGCTTGTCCCTTTAACGCAAATTTCGTTTGAAACGGGGCTAAGTCAAGAGGATATTTTTGCTTTATGGGGCAACAGGGACGGAGTGCTTCAGTACTTCAACGGAAGGTATAAAATAGCATATAATGATCTGCAATCAGAGGTCAGACGCCGCTTTACCGTGATGGAAGAGATATCTCACTGCCTTTTGGGTCACGGTCTCGACCCAACGTTCAATATGTTCAACCAACACTATGACCGCCAGACATATGCAAGGTATGAGGAGGAAGCTAGAATGTGTGCGGGGCTAGTCCTGTGTCCGCCACAGTACTATTACAACTTTCCGTGTAAGATGTCAAGAAATCTGTTTCAGCAGATGTATAAGGTTTCTGGCAGCTGTGCTGAAACCAGAATAGATATTCTTGCTAAATATGAAACGGAAATCAAGAGAAATGATTTCTATGGAGTTCTTCCAGAGGTAAAATATGAAAATCCATTTTCTCCGTGGCCTTGGGGACTGTACAGACATAATCAGGACAACTACGCCGTAATATAAAAAATCCCCTGCCCGAAAGAGCAGGGGAACATCATAGAAAGGGGAATACCAATGCCAGTAAACAAAACCGGCGTCAAGAAAAACGGCTTGCAGCAGTACCGCGTTCGCGTGAATTACACCGATGCGGCGGGCAAGGCTCGCCAGATTGAGCGCACCGCCTACGGCCTAGCGGAAGCCAACGCGCTGGAGCAGTCCCTGATAGCCGAGTACAAGGACAAGAAGCAGGCAGTTTCGCGCATGACCGTCCAGCAGCTCTACGACGAATACGAAGTCTACCACAGCCACGAAACACGCAAGACCTCCCACGACAGCGCGATGAAGAACCTGCGGCTCCGGGTAATGCCGACTATGGCGGGATATCGCCTTGACAGGCTCTCGCAGCCGGTCCTCGCGAAGTGGAAGAACGACATCGCCGCCAACGAAAAGCTGTCCATCACGACAAAGCAGAACGCATACGCCGCGTTCGTAGCTATGCTGAACTACGCCGTGAAAATGGAGTACCTTGTGCGGAATCCCCTGAGCGCCCTCGGGAACTTCAAAGCTCCCGACGCAATCGAGAAGCCCGCCGACAAGCTGCACTACTACACCTCGGAGCAGTTCCGGGCGTACATCGCCGAAGCAAAGAAAAACGCCCGGACCGTGACGGACTGGGCGTTTTATGTATTCTTCTGTATCGCGTTCTACACCGGGGCGCGCAAGGGCGAGATAAACGCGCTGAAATGGTCGGACATTGACGGGAATATCCTGCATATCCGTCGGAGCATTTCGCAGAAACTCAAGGGCGGCGATGTCGAGGGTCCTCCGAAGAACAAGTCCAGCTACCGCGACCTGCAAATCCCCGCGCCGCTGATGAAGATACTCGCCGAGCACAAGCGCCGTCAGCAGGAGTCCTCCCGGCTGTTCAGCGAGGACTACCGCGTGTGCGGCGGCGAAGCTCCCCTCCGAGACACCTCCATTGAGAACCACAATAAGGAGTTCGCGAAAGCCGCCGGGCTTCCTCATATTCGCATTCACGACTTCCGGCACACTCACGCTTCCCTGCTTGTCAACGAGGGAATAAACATTCAGGAGATAGCGCGCAGGCTCGGGCACTCCGACGTGCAGATGACATGGAACACCTACAGCCATCTCTACCCCCGGGAGGAGGAACGCGCCGTTGCAATACTTGATAAGATCTCCCCGGACTGAGCTACCCCGAAATCCCCGAAAAATCCCCGAATATTTCGAAAAACAGATTTTTTCACTTGAACTCGGATTTATCCACGTTGTTCCGATTTGGCTTAACAATGCGGTTTGTACACCTTGCAGAATTACAACTTTGGCATTCTTGAAACCGCAATTTCATTCCCCCCATCTCCACCAAAGTCAAAAGCGTCGAACTCCGTTTCGTAAGGAACGGGTTCGCGCTTATATGCAGATTTGAGGACGGTTGATTTGCCGTCCTCTTTTTCTGTTATGAATCACCTTGAAGCATACTTATCCACTAATCCTTTATCTGAAATTAGTCAGCAAGCGAAATCTTATTACCATTTAGGAGGATTTCACATCCGCCTATTATCACAGAATACAGGTCATAGGGATTTATAGGTTTATCCCAGAGGACAGTAAAGAATTCCCGTTCTCCGTTGCATTCCGAGGCACCGGTAATCTGGTAGTTTCTGATTTCTGTTCCATCTCTGAATTTACAAGTAAGCGGAGCAGTTTCTCCTGCCAGCCTGCCGATTTTGCTGCCGCGTTTAGCATACCACTGAATACTCAGCGGAGTTATCACCATATCGTCAAGATGATATTCATAGTTATCAATCGTGACTTCAATATCAGGCGATACGGAAACACTTTTTTCTGTCATGAAATTCAGCGGAAGTGACAGCCTGATCGGTTCTTCAAGGGGAAGCCCCAGACATGAATTGTCGCCTGCTGACAATGTAAGTGTGCCGAATTCCAGCTCAATTACGCTGTTTTCATTAAGATAACCATTCTGGAAAGAAAATGCGTTGGTGTACGTAATTATGCCGCTTGTATCGTCTTTAGTTCCATAGCCTGTTGCAAGATTACATTCGGCAGGATTTTCGCTGATTTCAAGCTCTGCCCATGGTAATTTATCGCTGTTTCCGAACTTGCCGTGATACTCCTCAATCGCCATTTCATTTATGGCGAGTTCATACATTAACAGGACCGTGTTCCTGTCGGCAACAGCGCCTGTGAAATTGACCGTGCCGTAATCAAAATCCACGATTCTGTCAAGGCTTACTCCCATCTGCAATAAATCGACGGCAGAGGTCTGGTTTTCTATTCCAGTGTCAACATATCCCTGTGCCTCTGATGAGATTCTCGAATAGAATCCCTCAAACAGCTTAGAGAAATCCCACCCGCAGGAAGCCCCTGCCGCAGTCACTCCAAATGAAATTGCTGCCGCTGCCGCAGTTGCGAAAACGACCGGCTTGCGGAAAGTTCCAGCTTTCGCGGCTGAATCTGTGCAGGCTGGAATGGCTTCCGTGCCGCCGGAAAGCACCAGTTTTATCATTTCATCATCAGTTTTTGGCGGAGTTATTCTGTCGAAAAGCGTTTTGTATTTCAT